TAGACTCAAATTCTGAAGACTTATCTAAAACTTCAGCCCTCTTAGTAACATACATTCTAACAGTAACACCAGTACCAGATACAATAGCTACCTGTTCTCCAGCAGATTCACTTGAGTTTAGTGTTGCAGCAGCCATAGTTATTTGACCAGCTTCAACCGCTGTTATAGTTCCTGTAATATTATTACTAGCACTCCCAGATACAGTTATCTCTTGAAGTACTTCAAACCCAGCATTTAAAAAGTTATTATTAGCATCAGTTATAAGATCTGTTCCACCTCCACCTCCACCATCATTAAAAGCTATACTGGTATCAACAATCTTTGCATCATAACCTACTATTGGAGATAGAAATTCTCCATTATAACCACTATTACCATCGTCTAAATCGTGATAGGCAATTGCAATCTGTCTACGATCTACCCACCATACATAAAGTTTTGTTATATCATGTGGATAGGTTGGTTGTACAGCCATTACGTTATATCCTTTTCTACTGGTCTACCACCAGTTAGCATTGGTATTTTCTTACCTTTAGCACTACCAGAATCATAATGTACCTCAGTTATCTCTATAATATTAGGATTTAACTTATAGTATCTCTGGTTTTTTACTAAATCAAATTCATATAAATCTTTTACAATTCTTGTTTCATGAGAGAAATCATCCATAGCTCTATTTAAAAGTTTTGCTATCTCAGTATTACCCATACCAGGATGATGTTGTTTCACAAGCTCTATCATTTCCTTAAGCTTCACCTTCACCTCCCTTTTCATCTTTCTTGAAAAATGCCATATACTCTCCCTGTAGTGAAGAGGCTACGGTTAAAATACCCTGGATAGCCTTTATTAAAATATCAACAGTATCTGTATAACTTTTTGTTATACCAGTCTTCTTATCCATAGCAGACATTATTGTGCTGGCTCTAGATATTTCCTGAGCTGCAACACTGATTGTAGAACTAACCATATCTGTGTCCTCATCTAAAAGCCAATATTGGGCATTCTGAGATTCTTCACCTCCACCCATTGAAGTCTCATCAACTAGTGCCTGTGCCTTATCCAATGCATCTTGAATGTCTGTTAAATCTCCTGCATCTGCAGTAGCACTTGATAGTTCGCCTATTTTAGTAACTGCTGTAGCAATATTATTAACAGCATCATCAGCTTTAGTAGCTGCTATATACTGTAATACTTTAATAGCTCCATACATAGCTAAAAGATAATGCAAGTCTGCTGGAAAGTTACTTGGATTACTTGTACTTGTAGCAGCACTAGCATCCATAGTTGTTGTAGCAGTTATCTCTGTAAATTTATAATTAGTAGCATCAGCTGGAAGCACTGTAATAGTACTATCTATAATACTCCATATAGGATCTTCTGAGGTAGCTGCAAAAATACTACCAGGAATAACTGCTTTTACTATCTCTTCAGAACTAACATATCTTGCAAAATATTCCACACTACTAGTTGTAGCTGTTACCTTTAATATATCTATATTAGGCCTTGCTGCTATGGTATTATCTCCAACCTGAGTTGTAGTAGCTGTAAATAGAGGAAGTAATTGAGGTTTGTATGTTCTACATTGCTCAATTATATCCCTTACCCCATCATTAAGAAACATATCTACACCAGCAGTATCAGCTATTGCAGCAGCATTATCAGCTATTGTAAAAGTCCCTAACCTATCATTGATAAGCTCATTCCAAGTTGCCATTAAATCTCCCTAATCATAACCCACCCCCAGATTGAACCTAAGGTAGAATCCAGGGGTAGATTAATCAGCTTTGCAGTTTAAGTAAACGGAGTGGCTTGTGAACCACTAGCATTTAATTGCCCACTAACATTCCAGTAACCATCTTTATTTACTTGCAAGAACACTTCAGAGCCAATAAGGCCTCCTGTAGTAGTCCCATCTAAAGTAAGTATAAGATCATCACTTCCATCAGCCGCAAAATAAACTCTATTGGCGACAGCATCTGCAGCTTTTGTATTAAATACATTACCTACAAGCAAATCACCGCTAGCTGCGGTTATTATGATAGAAGCTCCACCAGAAGCAACTCCACATTGGACTTTCAACCACATTCCTGCATCTGCTGCAGAAATTGATGGAAGCCACATATCGAAGCCATTAGTGTGCCCATTAACAATAGTCCTGTTTAGGTCTGATTTGCTCATGGGATTGGCAGCAGTACCATATTGCTCATTATCACCAGCAACTTCTACTGTACCAAAAGCATCACCACTGCATGCATTCTTTGCCCAATCAACTGCATCGTCTGCTTTATTCTGTCCATAAAATGGATTAGCCATAACTTAACCCCCTTATTTCCAGATAGCGTGGCATTCAGGCATTGACCATTCCATACCAGCTTCTGTTAAGATTTGATCAACTCGACGGTCAACACCGCTGTTTTCTAACGTCTGAACTCCGACGTAAACAGAAGTGTCTCTGTTGATACCGTTGCCTGCTAGAGGACGATACTTACAATAGTTCATGTTTATACCAAGGATCTTAACACTGGTACCATCTAAGTGGATATTACGCACTACATTGATATCACCATGAACGGTGTTAACAGTTGTAGAATCCAAACCTAGAACTTTCTTACGTCCAGCTACAGCTAAATCAGATGTATAGTATTTACCAACAGAACCTCCAAGACCATCAGTCTTTAAGTTCTGCAAGGCATATCCACCTAATTTATGGAACCAGTTATAAACATCAGTTGAACAGAAATAAACTGTTGCACTTGAGTTATTATAACGTGGATCCAAGTAGTTTGACATATCATCTAGAAAGTCATCTGTGTTTTTAGACGTAGACCAACTAAAGATATTACCATTGTTAACGATGTAGTCAACTGCACCCTGAGTATGTCCAACACCATCTGAATCTGAGTATTGTGAGCCGAACAATAAAGACTGTTCAATATCCCACTTGTGCTCAATCAGCTTTTCTTTCCAGATACGTTGCCATTCATTTGGCTCGTAACGGAGCTGTGTAGCACGAGCAGTATTACTCATTGCCATACTAGTTTTCCAGATCTGTGTTTGTCCATAGCCAGTAACAAAGGGCTGGTCTTTCCAAGTTTCTGGATAACCAGTTCCTTCACCAAATGAGCTACCTACAATGTATGATCTCATACTATCCAAAACAGACTGAGCTGCACCAACGCCCTCATTTGTCTGAGTAGTTACAGCACCTGCTAGATAATGGGTAGCAATACCAAATGTATTTTCAGCAGACCCAGCAGCAGCTACACGAGGAGCAAAATAATTGCCCGTTGCAGTTGATGCAGGTTTGATTACCTTACATTTTAGTTTTGCATACTCATGTCCAGCTTGAGTAGCGGCACTATAAGCACCAGATAGTGTTACAGTTGAGATTTTAGCGATACAATAATCAACAGGAGCACTACTAACAACATTTGCTATTGGTAGTTTGATCAATTGCCCTTCCATATAGAAGTTGGGCTGTGTTCCAGCACCACCGATAATTGCATCGGTATTAGTCTGATTAAACACATTTGATACATTTCCTTCTGTTAAGTAATCGCCTGCCATTTTCACATAAAACGTGTCTCCTGCAGTATCCATAGCACCTTTTACATCACTTGACAATGTACCATCTACATCATATGTAGTATCATCATGTGAGTAAGCTGTTGGATAAGCATAACGCTTTGACCAGGAGCCTCGTCTTTCAGTGAACTTAAAACGCGGATCATCTGTAGGTTTCTTCGAAACTTTACTAACAAACCGAAAGAATGGGTCTTGTGCTAATGCTAGCTCAGAAACTCGATCACCGAAATTAAACTTCCGTCTAAGATCGCCAGTATCGAGATCTGGCCCATATCTTGGGTTACTATAGTTAGTAGAATCGGAAGAACCTATACCTTGATCCGTATACGTACTTAGATTAAACGAATCAGCCATAAAGCTAACCTTCCTTTCTTATTTATCCGTATGGCCTGTTAGTATCTAACTAGCCAAACAGGTTATCTAACTCCGAATCAGTGCCTAACAGCGAATCAAAGATTCCATCATCTGGATTTTGATTATCTGGTGCACTGTTCGCCCCACTTGCGGTAGTTGGCATGTTCCTAACATTCTTCATCTGATTTAACATATCCTGCTTGGTTGCATCTGCTACGTTAGCATTAGCCTGGTCACGATTAACTAAGACATTAATATCATCTAAAGTTAATTTGTAATCCTTGGCTTTTTTAACCATTTCAGCATAGTTTTCGTCAGACATTTGATGTTTTTCTTTAAACTCTCTTTCTTCACGTATTTTCTGTGCATTAGCTATTCGTTGTTGTGTAGCTTGGTTTTGACGATTAGCCGCCTCACCAACACGATGTTTAACCATCCTGTCAATGTATGCATTAAATACTTTACCAGAATCAGAGGTTGGATTTTCCATCGCATCATTAGCATCAAATACAAAATCTTCATCCAAATTGAATGCTTCCTTCATAGTTTTAGCTTTCTTTCCGCCTTGCTGGAAATAGTCCTTAACATGTTCAACTAGTCCGCCATCTTTACGCATTGCATTGAGTACAGGAGCAAATGGTCTCAGCTGCTTTAATTCACCAGCCATTCTTTGAGCTTCTCTGCTTGAGTCCTTATATCTCGTTTCCCAATCAATCGCTTTTTGAACGTCTTGATTTTCCTGCTGATAGGTTGCCTGATTAGGGCTACCAACATTACTCACCTGACTGTTCTCCTGAGCAGGTCCATCATAGACCTGTCCATTAACCTCTTGTTCGAGGTCGTCGAAGAATGTGTCTTGGGAGTCAAATACACCAGTTACAGCATCTTGCTGTGTGTCTGGTGTTGAGTTACCCGTATTTTCTTCCATGTTTATTCCTTATATTTAATAATAACAACTACTTATATTAAGAAGACTCTTCAGTACTTTGCAAACCATTTTGTTTGATTTGGTTATCAGCAGCCATTTTAACTCTAGCTTTCTGATTGTCAGCACTATTAGCCATTGCATTTCTTAATAATTTTTGTTTTCCTTCAGTTTCATTATAGGTATCTTGAAGTTGGCTCTTAAGTTCATTCTTCTTTTTAGCTATCTCTACACCAGCCTCCTGAATCTTTCCTTTAATTCCTGCCTGAACAACTTGTCTCTCAAGAGTTTCAATTGTCCCTTCTTTGTCTTTAAGTGATTCCTCCATTTGCTGTATCTGAGATTGCATTTGAGCATACTGGCTCTTTCTTTCTGCTATACCAGGTTTATTTCTAAGATCTGTTTCAGCCAAGACTGCAATATCATCTACAACTCCTAGTTGCAATAATTGTTTTAATTCCTCTAGATATGCCCATCTATTAACTGGCATTGTAGAGCCAGCTACTACTCTTATATCATATTTATGAGCGTTTATATCCATAGACTTACCAATAGCCTGCCCCATATCGTTATATATAGGTATATTAATTTGAACTTCTCTTTGTTCCTGGAGTCCTGAAGGCTGTACAATCCTAAATCTCTTTTCTGCCGTGTACACAGTCTGAGAAAATTCCA